TCAGGAAAGTGCTGATCGCAGTAACAACGGTCGTAACTACGGTACTGATGGCATTCCAGATAGTAGAGAAAAGCGTCTGGATAGCGGTGAGCACGGTTGTAATTACTGTTTGGATCGTCGTCCACGCGGTGGTCAGAAAGGTGCCGATTGCCGTGACAACCGTGGTGACCACAGTGCTAATCGCGTTCCAGATGGTTGTAAAAACAACCACGATGGCATTAAGCACGGTTTCGATGATGGCTTTGTAAATTGTGAAGTAGGTCATGACAATCGTCTTTATTACTTCAAATACCGTGGTGAAGATAGTCACGATGCCATTCCACAGCGAGGAGAAAAAGCTGGCGATGCCATTCCAGACCGCTTGGATCGTGGTGGTGATCGCCGTCCATGCGCTGGTGAGGAAATTGCCGATGGCCGTTACCACGGTCGTGAAGGTGTTGCTGATCGCCTGCCATACCGTAGAGAAGAAATCCCTGATGGCTCCCCAGATGGAGATGGCCGCAGCCTTGATGCTGTCCCAGTTTTTCACGACAAGGATGCCAATGGCTATAGCCGCCGCGACAATGGCGATGACAATGCCGATTGGCCCGGTGAGCGCGGCAATCACTCCGCCCAGCGCCGGAAGTGCACCGGCAATCGCGCTGATGACGCCGCTGATGGTTCCGGCGACGGAGATGATCGTACCGACCGCGCCGACCACTTTGCCGATGACAATAAGCACCGGGCCGACGGCTGCGGCAATGAGGGCAATCTTTACAATCATGTCCTGCATCCCCGGCGAGAGACTGGAAAACCATGAAGCGAAGGACTTCAATGCCCCGGCAACGCTCTGCAGAATGGGCGCGAGTGTATTGCCGAGGGCTTCTCCGACAGAGGCTCCCGCTTCCTTCAAGGCGTTTAATCCGGTCGTTGCGGAATCAATGCCGTCAAGCGTTCCTTCATAGGTATCGCTGACGGTCGTGCCGAAGCTGGAAAGGTCGGTGGACAGGCCGTCAAGACTGATGCGGCCTTCCTTGGCGGCTGTGACAAAAGCAAGGCCGCCTTTGGTTCCGAACAGCGAATAGGCTTCCGCCGTGGCGTCCGCTTCCGTACTGGAATCCTGCAGCCGCTTGATGAGGTCGCCGAGACCTTCCTCCATGCTTTTGCCGTCTTTGGAGTAGTTGGACGCGGCTTTTTTAAGCCCGGTCAACATGGACGCGGAGTCGATACCGGCCTTCTCAAAGTTCCCCATGAGGGTGATGGACTCTCCTACGCCGAGACCCATCTCCTTGAAGGTAGCGCCGTTTTGCTGGAGAAGGTTGCTCAAATCATCCACGCTGATGCCCGTTTTTTGGCTGACCGAGGTGAGCAGGCCGAGTACGTTTCCGGCTTCCGACGCGCTCATTCCGAACTGAGACAGGATCATCTGCGTGTTGCCGATGGAGGTGTTGACGTCGGTATTGTTGATGGAGGCAAACTCGATGAACTGCGTGGAGAGGTCCTGCAGGGCTTTGCCTGTCAGACCAAAGCGCGTATTGACTTCGCCAACGGCGGTTCCGGCTTCTTCAAAGGAGGTCGGGATGGTGGTGGCGATATCCTTGGCGATGTTTTCCATGGATTCGAGCGCCTCGCCGGTCGCACCGGTCTTGGTGACGATGATATCCATACCTTCGTCCACTTCGGAGAAGGCGGCAAGGGAGGCCGCGCCCACGGCGGCAATCGGAGCTGTTACATTTTTAGACAGGCTCTCGCCGACGCCGCTGATCTTATCGCCGACTGCGGAAACCTTGCTGCCGGCTTCCTTCAGCGTAGCGGAGATGGCGGTATCGGTATTCTTGGTCTGCGTTTCGAGGTTTTTGAGTTCTTCCTCAGTAGCGACGATCTCGCGTTTCCAAGCGTCATACTGGTGCTGGGTGACGGAACCGTTTTTTAGGCCCTCATCCATCTGGTCCTGCACGGATTTCAGTTCGGTGAGTTTTCCTTTTGTTTCTTCAACCGCCTGAGAGAGCAGACGCTGCTTCTGGGAGAGCAGTTCTGCGTTGGAGGGGTCGAGCTTCAGAAGGCTGTTGACGTCCTTGAGCTGGGCCTGCGTCGACTTGATTTCTTTGTTGACGCCCGCGAGCGCCTTGGATAGTCCTGTGGTGTCGCCGCCGATTTCAACGGTGATGCCCTTAATTCTGTCAGCCATATGCAGCCTCCTTCCTTTGAAATAGCAAAAATGCCACGCCTAAATAGCGAAGCATCCCTGCATTAGAATCGGTTCATATCTTCCTGTGTGGCGAGAACCGGATATTTATAGTCGTCGTTCCTGCTTTCTACATACATATCGTTGATCATGCCAATGGTCAAAAGCTCAAGGTCCTGCATTGACAAGCCGAGCTGTACGCAGCGAAGCAGGAACAACGCTGTCGTCATTTCGCGTTCAGTCGGGCGAAGTTTTTTTTAGACTCCGATTCCGTCTGCACGTTGAGACCCCACAGGTCGATGATTTGCGGCAGGATTTGATAGATGGAGAAGGTGTTAAACCCGTCCAACCAATCCTCTGGTGTGTCAGGCACCTCCGGATCGGCGTGTTTTGCCATCACATAGGCAATGTTCTCAAACATCTCAAGGCTCAGAAGATCCAGCCCGGAGTTGTCCTCATCGTTTGCCTTGACGGACTTCTCCAGCGAGCGCAGGTCCTTGTAGATGTCCCGCTGGAACTTGATCCGGTAGATGCGCGGGATGGCCGCCGAGGCCCGGAATTTGACAGGCTTTCCATCAATCTCGATTGTTTTACAAAGGCTCATCGCTTACACCTCCTCAACCATTGCCGGTAGCGGCCGCAGCGTTGGGCTGATAGACCGCGTCATACCAGGCGGTATAGACAGCGTCGGTGGTGTTGTCGCCAGTCTTGGCTTTCACATAGCCGCTGGCAAGCGGGCGGGCCTTGACAGAGAGCGTTTCGGTCTGCACCTCGCGGGACTCCTCGTTGGTCTTGGACTCGATCTTCGGGCGGGACGCCGAACAGTTGTACAAGACGTGGCGAATCTTCTTGACGTCGCCGTCAAACTCAAAGAGCAGGGCGAAAGCACCGGTTTCAGAGTTAGCGTCCTCGACCAGAACCTTGTTGCTGTCGGCGGTTTCCTTCAAAATGTCCGTGCGGAAGCTCTCCGGGATCATGGCAAGCTCCAGATCGCCGTCATAACCCATGTTGTTATTAATTGTATAATACTCGATACCGTCCGCATAAAAGCTCTCCGGTTCGCCGTTCGGGTCGAGCGAGAGAGACACCGCGCCGGGCATCGCCACAGGAGTGGCAAACGTGACTGTCCCGTCCGTGCCAATGATGATCGGCGCATAATGGACGTTGCAGATATTGAATTTTACTTTGTTGCCCATATTCAAACCTCCATTTGATAGAGCACTTCGTACAGCTTCTCAGAGGGAATCCATACTTCGCTCTTGGCATAAAAAATGCCGTGGCTGTCAAGCACGGCTTCTATGGTTGCTTCTGTATCCGGGGACTTCTCATCGGTGTAGAGCTCAAAGTCCAGACGGCTCCTTTTGAAATAAGCCGTACCGTCAGCGGCAAAGTTGTCGGCGGATGGATAGCGAAAAACCAGAAACGGCGGTTCCGGGCTTTCGCCTTCCGCGAAGTGGTCGTAGGCGACCGGCAGCTTTGTTTCCGCCGCCATCGCCAGAACTTCCTTATGTGTCATTTTGCAGCGCCTTTTCAAGATCGGAGAGAAGCTGCTCTTTGCCAGCTTCCTCCGCAGGAGCGATGTGCGGTCTTGCCTCCACACGGCCGCCGCCGCGTTTTGCGTGCCCATGCTCCAGAAGATGGGCAAGCTGGTACCGATTTTTGGAGTGGACCACAAGGTCCAGACTGCTGGAATTCTCCGATACCTTCGTGACCGTCCAGCTCTTTTTGTAGGCACCGGTGTCCACAGGCGCATTTGCCTGTATCTGTTTTTTGACCGTGTTTCCGGCATCCCTGACCGCCTGCTTCATATCATCGGTGGCGACAGAGGCATATTCGGTAAGGCCCTTCATAATGGCGTCGGACATCTCATCGATGCTGACAATATCCTTTGACACAGGTGTCACCTCTTTTCCAGCTTGCAGTTGAATTTCAGACTGTTTCTTTTGTAGCCCATCGGATTGACATACACGATGTCGTAGATCTTACCCTGTGTGAGCATCCGGTATTTGGTGGACTCCACGGCGGCAAGCTCGCTGCACCAGCGTGTGGTAAAGTCCATAGATTCCTCTGGATTTACCATAGCCGCGCCGCTTGATTCCGTACCCGTTCCGGTTCCGACCGTGGCGTGGCAGGTGAAGTAATCCTCCCAGGTGTTTTTATGGTTGCCAACCTTATCGGTCACGACCGTATTTTTCTGGAAGGTGACCTCCACATTCAGCGCCGCGATGTCCATCAGAACGCTTCCTTCCTGACGCCGAACAGCAGAGCCCGGAGCGTGAGCAGGAGCGTCTGATGATTGGCTTCTTCCCGGTGCTCATATAGGTATGCTACCGTGTACAGGACAGCGATACGGGTGATCGCCGCGTTTTCAATGAGTACGGTGTCGTCGGCTCTGGCCACATCGCGGCACATCTGCATGGCCGTGGAGATCAGGTCAGAAATCAGGCCGTCCTCATCGCCGGAATCCACACGCAGATAGGTTTTTGCTTCCTCCAGTGTTACTGGCATAGGATCACCTCCAAAGAGAAGCCGCCTGCCGAGATAGGTTCTCAGCAGGCGGCCGTATCAGTTATGCGCTTTTGATTGCGAGGGCCTTGACCGCCTCCGGCAGGATGAGCTTGCCGTCGACGCGCTCGCTGGCAAGGAATCCGATCTGGCCATTCGGAGCGTAGAGCTCGTTCAGGCGCTTGAAGCTGCGGCCCTGCCTGTCGGCGATCCAGTAATAGGAGAAATCGCCGAACGCGATGACCT